AGGAACCGAGAATATGACAACCATCGCGGCGCTCTGGTCAGCATTCCTGGGGATAAAAATATTGCCGCAGCAGGTGCCTATTATGTGCGCGCTGCTGAAGGCGTCACGGATGCGGGGCGCCGGTGCCTACTTCAACCTGGACGACTATGAAGACTTTACGGCCTACGGCGCGATCGCGACGGCGCTCGTCAAAAAAGCGCACGTCAAGTGAGCCCAAGATTCCACGCCAGCCGTGCGATTGGTGCGGCAAGCCGTTAGGCCTTCACGACTGGGTGGTGTCAGGTGACAACAAGTTGCTGCACATCAGGCCAGATTGTTTCCAAAAGAGGATGAGATCAGCCGTAGCCGCCCATCTCGTCGAGTAGCTTGTGAACGCGCGCTCGCTCCCAGCCGCGCTTCCAGGCGTCGGGTAAAATAGATGACCGATTGCGGCGATACCGCACAGGCACCCTGGCGAGCTCGCCGGCGTGGAAGGCTACCTCGCCTTCAGCCTCGGTCGCCATGACGTCCGCCGTGAGCCAGGGCGTGTCCCAAAAGGTTGCGGTTTTTATGTTTTGTAGGCGCCGCCGCATTCAAGACGCCCATAGCTTGGACGAGAAGCGACTGGCGATCTCCGCGTCACGCTTGGGATCGCTGATCCACTTGACGTACTTCTTGCGGGTGGTGCTGTCGGATTCATGGCCCATGTAGGTCGCAATTGTCTTCCAAGCCGCGTGGTCAGCGTCGACCGTCGGGTTGAAAACGGCGATCGCAATCGAGGCGAAAATGTGGCGCAGGTCGTGCCAGCGCAGGCGATCGATCTTGACCCGGTCGCAGCAAGGGTGGAGAACGCGCTTGCGCCAGTTGTCTGAGCTCACCTGATGGCGGCCGTCACGGGTGATGAACACGCGGTCTTCGTCGGCAGTGGCGGGCGAGCGCAGCTTCCACTCCTTCAGAGCGGCCATCAGCTCGGGTGTCAGGAAGACGCTGCGCCAGCTCGAGCTGGTCTTGGGTAGCCCGGCCTCGATCATGGTGCCGGTCTCGTTTCTACGGAAGGCTGAGACGACGCGGACAGTCGCTGCCTCGAAATCAAGGCTTTTCCACTTCATTGCCGCCTGCTCACCGAACCGCAAGCCGGTCTGGATGGCGAAGGCCACTGCGACACCGTCACACCACGCCGGCTTGACCATCTCGCCGTCCCTGTCGAACTTGGGCTTATCCATTTCCAGGGCAACTGAAACCAGCCGAGCGCAGGTCGCCGGCTCGATGCGGTGAAGGAAGTCGCCCTCCTCGGCCTCTTCCTCGGTGATGGCGTAGCGTGCGGTCTCGATCCTGATGGTCGACGTCGGGTTGACCGCCTTGCTCCAGCTCAGCCGGTGCGCCGTGTCGAACACGCCCTTGAGCGCGGCGACCTTGTGCTTGCGAGTGGCCGGCGAGAGGTGAGCGAAGGTTGTTTCCAAGATGGCCTCGACGTGCACGACCGTCACGTCCTTGCACCGCATGTCGGCAAACGACTGGTCAGCCGTCAGCCAAGACCGAGCGTTGCTCGTGACATTTACGCCAGTCCAGGGTGCGATGTGTTTATCAGCCACACGACGTTCGGTTTTGCTGACGAAAGCCTCGACAGCCGCGGCGACTGTGCCGCTGGCTGACTTGGTGATGACGCCATCGGTGACGCTGGCAATATTGATTGCCTCGGCGGCGTCGATCGCAGCCGCCGGCGGGACCTTCGTGCCGCCGTGATCGGGCTTGAAGAACTGTGTGTCGCCCTTGCCACTGACGCGGTTGACGCCCTTGCCAGTGGACTTGACGACCCAGTAGCCCTTGCTGGGCCAGTAGACGGGCTTTACATGCTTGGTCATGTTGATGTCTCCTGTTATAAAGTGTCCCATACAGATACTTATAATCCTTTACAGTTACATTTACAAGGCATGACCTTCAGGTTTTCGGAAAAAAAACCTGATAACCGCCGCGTAGCTCTCTGGAAATAATCGCTACCAAATCGCTACCAAACGCAAAAAAGCCGCCCACATAGGGCGGCTAAGTTATTGATTGTGTTGGTGGCGGGGGTAGGATTTGAACCTACGACCTTCAGGTTATGAGTGTGACATTGGGGGTAACAGCTAACCCCATGCAAACCCAACGCGCCCAGCAGAACCAATAACTTGAGTGTCATCTATACCCAAGTGGTGCCAGACAGTATCATGCAGCAGCCGGAAAAAGTCACTACCAAATCGCTACCACTTTTTAGGCGATTTTCGCTACCAACTGGTAGCGGTTTTCAGCGAGATCGTTTCCAGCTCAGGTAATCCGCCGCCTCGGCCAGGTCTGCGAAGCATTGCACAAAGCGCACCTCGCTCTCTGCCTGCGGATCGATCACGGCACAAATCGTGGCGCCGTGCTGCTGACTCGCGTGGCCTAAACGCTCTGCAAATTCGTCGATGTATTTGTACCCGCGCGATCGGACCAGCCAATACACAAATTCTCGGTGTGCATTTTCCTCCATGTGAATAGCCCAATTATGTAAATGACCGGAGGCATAGATGTTGGCCTCGGCCGTCATCGTCGCGGCGCGCTGGTTGGAGTGCAACAGGTTCCACATGGAGTGGCCCTTGAAAGAATGGCTCGAGATGATCTTGCAGCGCCGGCCATTCCCAAACACGATCTGCCACCGCGCCACCCAGTCACTCATCGGAATGTGACTGATGTTCTTGGCCCGCATTAGATCGGCGTCGGCGCCCCACAAATCGTGGTTACCCATCAGCCACGCGAGCCAGGTGACGCCGGCATCGTTGAGCAAATAATCGGCCAGGCGCCGAGCGGTATCCAAGCTCGTGTCGGACTTACTGTGCAATCGCATGAGCCGTCCCGGCCAGTCGCCATCCGTCGTGTCGCCAATGTTGACACCGAACATGCCCTGTCGAGCCATGATCGACAGGTCTCGGCGCAGCAGCGATATGTTGCAGCCGTTACTATCGATATGTGGATCACCGACGAAGCAGAGGCCGATCGGTTCGGTACTCTTCAATCTGATTTCGTACCAATCGCGCGCGGCTTGATGGGCAACGCGCTTCTCAAAGCGCTTCTCCATCGTGTCGAGGATTTCTTCGACCGCGATATCCTCATCAGGAAACTGGGGCAGCTCGACTGCATCAGACGCCGGCGCTTCGGTGTCCTCGACGCCAGTGATTCTCGCGCGTGAGATTCGATGCGATAACGTCCTGCGCGGCAATCCCATTGCCTCGGCTGCCGCGGTAATCGTTCCGTAAACGCGCAGCATATCCAGCGCTTCGAGCATCTGTTGTTTGGATAATGTTTCGGCCAAGTTAGTTTCTTAATTCCATATTCAACAGCGTCGAAGTCGGTTCGCCAGGCGATCGGCTCGAGCTGGGCACTGGATGGCAAAGCGCGAGTCGATTAGCTCATTGGCAGCCCAGTCGTAATCTTTGCGCCGCAGCCCTTCAATCATCCGAGCAAAACCCGCAAGCCGCGGCCCGCCGAGCTGGAAGCCCAGCTCGATCCAAACAGCCTGGGCGTCATCAGCAAGCTCCTTGATCCAGGGATAGGTCGCCATGACTTCAGCGACCGTGCGGTCAACATCGTTGCGTAGCAGCATCTCAGCCTCATCTCGGCTGATGCCAAGGCCGGCGCCCTCGTGAATGCACCGGCCGTAGCCGATTGTCCATTTGTTTGCTGTGCAGCGGTATGGATATTGGCGGAAGCCTTCCTCGCGCTGTAAATTTTCAACAACACCATCAATCGGGATCATCACTTCGCTCCGTTTATCCGGTCGCGCAAATCATTAAAGCGATCGTCTAGCCGATCACGATGACGCTCCATTTTGTCGTTCAAGTCTTTGTCCATCTTGTCGTACTTAGACCACAGCTCGGAATAATTTCTCTCAGCTTGTTCCATTTTTGCGACGAGCGTCACCGTGGTGGTGCTCTCCTTTTCCAGTCGCGATACGTCTTTTGTGAGCATGTCCAACTGCTTGCTATTTTCGGCAGACCGACTTTGCAGCCGAACGAGGGCGATCAAGCCTGCAATGCAAGCAAACGCCAGCGGCAAAATGGTCTTTAGAATTGACAAGTCCATTGAGCATCGGCGTCTATTTAGCTACACGCTTGAACTTCTCGAACGTGCGTAATCCTCCGAGCCCGAGCATCCCCATGAGAACGGGCATCATCTCGCTCATGCTCAGCGTGGGCAGATCAATTAAGTAGCCGGTCTGTGCCAAGGCAAAAACGGCGATCGGCTGGATGACGTAGGTGTATGCCAGCGCCAGACCGCATGTCCAACCGATGAACGGGCGCCAGCCAGCCACGAAAATACTTCTGTGAGACGCCTCGGCCTTGTTGATCTCAAGCTGCGCCAGGTCGATCTGCGCCAGGTGCGTCGTAAGTTGTTGTTCTATCTCCTGCTTGGCCCGTGCCGCGGCCTCTTTGTCTTCGGGTAGAAAGCGGCCGAGGACATCTCCGATGATAGGCAACAGGGCGGGGATCAGGGCTGCGAACATCGCTAGTTGTCCTCTTCCGCTTCCGGTTCCTCGACTGGATCATCGCCCAGAACAAAGCCATAATCGTTGGCGCGGAGGAAGAAACGAATCTCTGATATTGGCCTACTCCATCCCATATGCGTGACAACGCCAGCCCAGCCATACGCCGACACCATCGAAGGCACGCCTATTAAAAAAAAGCCGGCAGCGGAATGACGAGTAGAGCGCACAAACAGGGAGCCCCCGGACGAGCCGAATATAATCGGGGCCGTTGCCAGGTAGAGTTCACGTCCATCTTTATCCCGAGCGAAACCCGCCAGTAGTCCCTCGGTCGGAAAGGGCGGTTTACCTAGCCCGGCACCAACTGCATAAACCTGCTGGAAAATCCACGGGCCATCGTCCTGGTTCTCTGGGTATAGTTCAGCAACGAACGGCAGTGGCCGCTCGGAATCGACCACGCGGAGAAGCGCCAAATCGCGATCTTTGTCCCAGGCTTCGATGGTCGCCTGTCTTCCTATCGTGCCGATCGCGTCGGAAAAATTATTGTATTCCCAAAGGTCAATCAGGACCGGCCGGCGCGTTTCACGTTCGACCTTTTCCTGGGCCTGCGGGTTCCACTCTTCGGAGATTTTGATATTGCTTTTCACTACATGATGATTCGTCAAAACGAGCGACAGATATTCCCCATCTCGCTCTGCCGAGAAGATCACCGTGCCCGAGCCGGTGCCCGAGCCAGCGCGTACAAGCACGGTGGGGTACAGCATTTCCTCGTGCATCTGCTGGACGTGCTGCGGCGCCGAGATTTCGCCCGCGAAGACGACGGCCGGAAGCAGTAAGATGAGTGCGGCGATAAAGCTGACGGCTCTCATAGCGATCTCCTCAGATAATTCCGCGCTCGCGCAGCACCATTGCAATCGCGGCACCGACCAAAGCACCGATCGCGATGTAGAACTGGTCAATCATAAATGCCACCGCCATGCACGCGACGGCGGCTGCGGCCCAGGTGGACGGCTCGATCGCACGGTCACAAATCCATTTGAATATCTTCATTCATTCCTCCATAAAAAAAGGCCGCTGCGCGGCCCCTTGATTAGCAAAGTTTTTATCATCATTACGGCGGCGTAGGCCAAGTTATATCGGTAGGGTCTGGACTGTTTGCCGGGAGATCACGCAGTTGGGTGCGATAGGCAATTTGTGCGTCAGTTATGCTCAAATCACTTAAAGCCCACCAATCGGTAGCCGCCAAAAGACTGTTTCGTTTTTCTCGTAGTTTTGCAAAGGCCCGGTCATTCGTCCCATCAGACCATGCAGCTTCCTCAATATCCCGTGCGCGTTCATCTTCTGGTGTGAATTGTATTCGAACACCATTCTCATTTCTAAATCTAGGCATGTGAAATCCCCCATATTGTGAAGCGTCCACTAGCGACGTTCCCTGAACTAAATAGGAACTGCACACGATCCAGAGTAATTACTGCATCCCTTGAAGCAATCCCTAAAAACCCTGCAAGCTGTTGGTTCCCAAAAGCTAAGTACGAGGTTGCAATACTAATTGTTGGATAGGACGAGGCGTCACCGGGACGATGTAGTGTGACACCACCTTGGAAACCTTCACCTGCTGTGCTCCCAATCTCAAGACCAATTCTTATCTCCGTAGCGGAGGTGCTGTTCGAGTAATTCGCCGAGCCATCATCTTCTAATCGATGGTGTGAAAAGTGATAGTCACCCGAAGCACTATCGAATCCACTTGAATCGCCAAACCTGATCCAAGCGTCAGCGCCATCAGTCGCAGGAATAAGAGCAGCAAATCTTATTTCGTAAGTATCGTAGGTGCTGTCTAAACCTGTTATGTCCAATGAGGCATCATCAGAAGCATCTACAGTAGCAATCTTGACCCACGCACCGCCACCACCAGCCAAGTCAAGAATCCCTTGAACTGTATCCTCTTTTAGCGCATTACTGTCACTTGTATCTGCGAAGATTATTTGGTCTGCGGCTACAATCGTTGTATCCGTTAA